CGAGTTGAGACTCTGAAAGGATATTCGTAATCGAAGACCCAAGTCTTTCTTCCAGCATCGCAATTTCATGAGTACGGAAACGAAGGGTATGCGTCCGTCCGCCCATGCGCACTTCAACCATACCCCTCGTTTTGTTTTTTAAACCTACAACACTTCCCATCGTTTCCTCCTGTTAGAAGCCCCCCTTTGGGGCTGTTTGTTTAATGTGCATATTACGCAGTAAGCGTAACAATGTTTGTACCGCTTAAGCGAAGTGTTACATCGAATGTAGTCACATCGTCAAGCGGGCTCCCTGGAGAGAAGCTCGTCGAAAACGCCTTGCCGTAAAAAGCATTTGCGCCAACTGTTCCCTGCGGCGATGGTGTGCCGCGAAGGGCCACGGATATATTCGACGGATCTGCATCCATAACAAACGCTTCGCCGTCAGGAACATACCAGAAATGGAACAAAAAGCTGTTCAAAGCACAAACCAAGACACCCATCGATTCATCATCTTCTTCATTGTATCGAAATGATACGTCCAATGTTTCATCGTGAAAGTTTGGTATGTATGTCCTAGCTGTACCATGTGTTGGGCTGGCTCCACTGGTGTTATGCACCGTTGTTTCCAGCTCATCGACGTTACCGTTCATGGTAGCGTCAACAAGCGCCCCCGTGGCCGTACCGGGGTTTGCGGTAAGGCCATCGTTCTCAAGCTGGTCTAGCGCAAATGGCTCCGTGTCATTTGTTGCGCTCCCGGACAAGGAAGTGACCGGAAAGCCACCCTCACACGCGACCCACAATTCTCCTAAGCGTCCTGCTATTGCTGACATTTTTTCCTCCTACAATGTGTCAAGTAATGTTCCGCTGAGTCTCAGCGTCACGTCAAAAGTTCCAACGTCATCCAGCGGACTTCCCGGAGAAAAGCTCGTCGAAAACGCCTGGCCACGAAACTGGTTTGCGCCAGTGGTTGCAAGCGCATATGCCTCACCGTCAGGGCGATACCAAAAGTTAAAAAGCCAACTGTTCATTGCGCACAACAAAATGGCCATGGATACACGATCATCTTCGTTATACCGAAAAGTTACATCCTGGGTTTCATCGTGAAAGTTGGGGATATAGGTTCTGGCTGTGCCATGCGTGGGAGAAGCTCCGCTAGTATTGTGAACAGTGGTCTCCAATTCGTCTACATTACCATTCATGGTTGAATCGACCAGCGCGCCCGTTGCGTACCCTTCCGCCGGGATAATCGCTAACGGAAAAGACGTAACGCTCCCCGTTGGCGGAACATACGCGGTAGGGGCTACTTCAATATCCACATTAAACTCCGCCCAAAATTCTCCAAGTCTACCTGCTATTGCTGCCATTTTTTACTCCTGTTGGGGGAAATATCCCCTGTGTTACTAAGGACAAATCCCCCCAGAGGGTCCACAAAAAGGGTGGCAACCGTTAGGTCACAGCAATCACAAGGGGGGGAATGACTGCCCGCAAATGCGCACCCCATAAAAAGTTTATTGTCCTTCATGTTACCTCCACGGTTTTTGCGCCAAGGTTTGTCAATGTTGACTCCCAAAGCTGATAAGTAATGCCACTTACCGTGGCCGTGGAGGTCATAGAAAACGTACTTGCATCGCCCACTATATTGAACGCAACTGCCCCTTCTGTAGAGAAATCGACAGGGAATGCGTAATACATGGATTCGCCAACGCCGGACGTTAAAGTCATCGTCCTGTATCTAAATGGAGCGTATTCGTTGGTAGCAAGAGCCTCGATAAAGGCTGTACCCGTACTGGCTGCCGGACCAACGCCAAAGTAGACAGGATATTCCTGAAGGCCGTAGGTCAAGTCAACACTGACAACCCAGTTATGGTGACCGTCCTCGTCCATACCGAGATACATGGGTGTGCCCGTGACAAGCTTTGAGTCGATATACCCGTCAGGTGTTCTTCGGTCCAGCAGGTTCAAAACAGCATTCGCTAAAATCTGAGCGCCGGGGAAATCAAAAGGGTTCGACCTTATGTGGATCTCAACCGTAGGGTAAACAATCTGCTTGCGATATTTACCGCCAACCATGAACGTAACAGGATTAAATCCACCACTCTGGAGACAAAATGTAGCCTGGTGCGGAATGCCAGGGCCTTCGCTTGGATTCGTATACGGTCTAACGGGACCGGCAAACAAGTTTGCCCCAGTTGAGAATTGAGGCAGCGCCGAGCTAATATGGTTAACCATGTCTATATCTGGCTGGATAAACATTATTTGCCACCCTTAACCATTCTGTAAGACCTGGACGGCTTATTCTTGGCAGCATCGCCAGAATAATTTCTCCTAGAACTCCTGTTCATCACATCGCCGGAATAGGGAGACGATGCAGTCCCAAGAATATCCTTCAGCCCTGCAAGGCGTACCTTGTCGTCAATAGCTTTCTTGATGGCGGTGCCAAGGCTTGCTTCCGACCCTCTGATGCCGATGGCAATTGACGCCGCCCTCTGCAGGTAAAGAGCGACCTTGCCATGGTTAAACTTCACCCCGGTGGCCTCATGGACCTTGACTGCATAACCAACGCTGTCCTTGCCCTCATTTGTTTTAACGGATGGAAGAGTGCCGCCGTAAGATATTGTCGTCGTGTAGTTGTTCCCCTTGTTGGGAGGGCGGAGTATGCCCGTGCTTCTAAGGGCGCCGGTATCGATAGGAACAAGCTCCTGGCTTCTTCTTAGTACATATTTACCAAGGTGGTTATAGATTACATATGCGGTTGCCGCCGGAGCCCGCTTCGCAAGCTCCTTAATGTCAAGGACAAGCTTGTTCCAGTCGTTTCCTATACGCAAACTTATGTCAAGACTACCTTTTGCCATGATGCACCTAGAAGAAAGTAAGATAAAACGTGTAGGAACCCGCAGGGGTTTCAGCGGAAGACAATGCGATTGGGGTGAGCGCCTCATTGGGGTCAGTGGTATCTCTGCCCGGAAGCCATACTCGGTCAAACTCTCCTATTGGGGTATTCGTGCATACCTGGGTTTTGCTTACACGCTCATCACCTTTACGGTCACGTATAAGCTCCATCTTTGTCTCAACCCTGGACTTCAAGACGACAGAGGTGGTTGAATATGTTGGCTGACCATACGTGTTCCGGCCCGTTAAAGCCTGAACCGTTATGCTCTGAGTTAATAGACCAGCTAGAGACATTTATGCCCCCGGTATGCGCCGATGTGGCACGAGCATCTGGGTCACTTGGGTGGAAAAGGGAGAAGCGGGATACATCTTATGCAATGTTGCCTCGCCCATTCCTGTTCTTTCATATGTAATGCTGTATGACATAAGCTTTTCGCTTTTGATGTTTCTATCTTTTCCGCGCATTCTGTACTCGGAAGCAACAGCAATAGTGCAAGCCCTTTGGATATCAGCGGGCAGTGTCGGTGACGCAGAGGATGGCATATCGTAGCCAGCGTCATATGTAACTTTAATGGATGGCCACTCTTGGCCGGCAATGGGGTCTCCAGCAATCGACCCAGGGGGGCATGGAACGGTCCATGGCCATCCAGCAGGATAATAAAGTATCCCCGCGTTTGGGTTTTGTATCTGGAGGTTCGTTAGATCGAAATTGTAATAGACAGACGGAACAGATGACTGAAGCATTTCAACATTTGTTACGGACAGAACGGGCGTTCTGCTTACAATAAGCTTATAAAGACCGTAGCCAGGGACCATTTCTTCAAACGCAGTCACTCTTTCGAGCTTGCGCTGCAAAAATGTCTCGACCTGAGCAGACACGGTATTGATCAAGCTTTCAATATACCTATCGTTAGATACATCTGTGCTCGCAACACCAAGCTCAAGCTTGACATCTTGCAATGTGGTCAGGGCGTTTGCACTCAAAGCCATCAGCTATCCTTTTTGAATATACGAGCGCGTTTCTTTTTCTTGGCCGCTTTCTTTTTGGGCCGCTTTTCTTCTGCTGCCGGGGAAGGTGGAGATGGCTCGGAATCAACCGGCTCACTTGATGGAGCTTCCTTTGTCACGGGGGAGGCAGTGACAGCAGTAGTGACATATCGAGCAACGCCCGTTCTCACGTATTTGTCTGCAATCGGACCGGTAAAACCAGCCTTGTCGCCCTCGTTGTAAGGTGAACAACATCTAATGAACTGAATTGATACTTTCGCCATCTCCAAACCCCTTTGCCTATACAGGCTTTCTTACGTTACCGGTGCTGATTGCTGCACAGTGATAATCCACCGTGTCAGCAGCGCCACTGACCGTCCACAATGCTTGAACACGAACATGTCGTCGCAAGCGATGAAGAGGCACAGTGAACGCAAAACTACCAGCCTGTGTTGCGTTATCGAGAGAGATAACGGGGTTGGTGGGCAAGCCATCAGCTCCGTCAGCAGCTCCCATAAACACATCAGCAGCTACGTCAGCGAAAGCACCGGGAGTCCCAGTGCCATCATCGGCAGCATCCTGGAGCGTAATGGCCAGGGTTGCAGTTTCAGCTACAGCAATCGTTCCAGCAGCATCACATTGGATGATAGCTGAGCCGAGTTGCTGGTCGCCAGCGGGAATGGTGTCAACAGAGGCACCATCAGCTTCGGGGTCGCCAGTGGCGAACCTTGCTTGTTGCAGCAGGTTCGATACGACATAAGCCCCTGCGTCATGAATATTTGATACTCCAGACATATTTTTCTCCTTAAAGGCTTAAGCCCGTGTTAGATGCCCCAATCGACGTCAGTGATGACTGCGATTTCGTTTCCTCGTTGACGTGCGCCAAAATCGTGCCGTGCGATTGCTCGGATCACAGTTTGGTCAGTGCTGATGCCGGATACAACTCCAGCGCCATCATTGAATGCGCCACCCTCGTAAACGCTGACTTGCAGGCTGCTGCTTTCAGCGATAACCAGGCTGCCAAAACTAGCGAAGTAAACTTCAGTTTGGTTTCCAGGGCCACCAAGGTTGGTCGGGATCTGAGTGGTAGTTTCGTAGCGAAAACCGAGCAAGTTGCCGCGAAGCATCTCGTCCCGATAAACGAACTGACCATTCACATCACGGATGCGCATAAGACCAGACTTCGTTCGAGGAGTCATGATCCAACCCGCAGTGTCGAGAGGAATGTTGTTGTTTTCAAGTAACAGCATTGCGTTGAAAAGATCGTCAGTGATCTCATCAAGCGTTGCGGCTCCAGGACCACCAGCAGCAGTACGTGCAAAGACGTTAGCGGCAGGAGCCCAGTTACGCATACCCTTTGGAGTATTGCCAGCACCCGTGTCACGGATAAAAGCAATATCTTCGCGGAGAGACATAGTGCGAACCATGTCGTTGCGTACCAATGAATCAACGCTGAAGGAAGAATCCGAAAGGAGGTCATTGGAAATCGGAACCAAGTTAACAAGCTTCTTGGCAGACAAGGTGAGCTGACCATATGAGGGCTGGCTCGGTGGAATGTTTTGAAGCTCTCCAATGTAGTTGGCAGTGCTGGCGGTATCTTGGAAAGGCATCGTCAATGAACCACGGTTCATAGGGATGCTTTGTGCTCCAAGGGAACGCACAACAGTCTTAGCACGAAGAAGAGGGATTAACTCGTTCATGAACTCTTCAGGAACAAGGGCACCACCAGCGGCAAAGACACTTTCGTTCAAGCTCTTTGCCATGTAATCGTCGCCCCAGCTCTTTGCGATTTTGGCCGCACGTTCTGGGTCGCCCTTACCGGCAGCCAAAAGACGAAGGTACCGAGCAGCCATCACACCTTTTTCATGGGTGCGAGTATGGATAGCGGCGGACTCTTCCTTGCCGACGAAAGCATTTGCATACTTACGCTCGGATCGTTCTTTGTTATTTTTAGCGAGGCTTTCTACTTCCTCTTTCAGGGACTTGAGCTGCGCGACAACATCAGTGTTGTCAACAGCCTCATCCACAATCGATTGCACATCATCTTTATTATCGATGCTCATCGGTCTACTCCTCTGCTGATCTCACCGACTAGGCTCTTCAGCTCTTGGGTTAAAGACAAGACTCTTCGCTCAAATGTAGCCTGCGCTAATCTTCGCAAATCGTCATCGTTTGTTTCTACCTCATCTTGCGAATCGGCTTCTTTTGCCTGACTTTCATCAAGCGTAAGTTCTTTTTCTTCTGGCTCTGCCTTGGCTTCTTCTTCGCCAACAGAAGACGCCATCTCTTCAGCGTCTGCGGACTTTTCTTCTGCCTCTATTTCGTGGGACTCTTCCACTGCGTCTTCCTCGTGGGTGAAATGCTCATGTGCATCCTCCACGATGGACCTCAACTGCGGGGCCTTCTCTTCGGCCTTCTCCTCGACTCTAAACATATCGAGCTGAATGGATGAATCTTTATTCAGAATGAAAACCTTGGAGGACGAGTTCTTTCTGACTTCCTCAAGCAAATGCCGGGGAAGGATTAGCGAACCCTCACCGTCAAGGATTTTCTCTGCCCAGGTAACCATCGGAGCCAGGTCAATCCCGGAGCTACGTGCTTGAACCAGTCCTTCAGGATTGCTTGGCACTGGAACCGCAGACCACTCCAAAAGCTTTTGAGTCTTAAAGTCAACAGGAGAAAAACCTTCGCGCTCCCT